GAGAGGGATGATAAATGACAGCAAAAGAAATGACAGATAATAATTTTATAAACTTTCAAGATGATTTCTATAATCTTTTAGAAAAGTATGGAGTTGGTAAGATTGATATTGAACATCCACAGTTCAATAGTATTTGCAATCTTAGAAATAAGGTAGTAGAATTTATTGAACAAGAATTATATTCACAAGTATTAGAAAGTGGAGAAATAAAAACAGATGATCCTGATGAGTTTGATGCTTGGTTAGAGAGGAATAGCTTATGAACATATTTTATTTTGATGAGTGTCCGACTATATCAGCAGAAGCACAACCTGATAAGATGTTAGTCAAGATGCCACTAGAAACAGCACAGATGTTATGCACAGCACACCGAGAACTAGATGGTGATAAGTATGCAGATAGTGTAGGACTTTACAAACGTGCATATTGGAATCATCCTTGTACTGTATGGGCTAGAGAATCTAGCTCTAACTACTCGTGGTTATACAAACACTTCCTAGCATTAGGACTTGAGTATGAGTACAGGTATGGTAGGAAACATGCAAGTGTGATCAAGCTAGAAGAACCATTGAGTAAAATGCCTGACAACATTACACATACAAGTCTGACACCACTAGCACAGGCTATGCCTGAGGAGTATAAGAATGAGGATGCTATTGTTGCTTATCGTGATTACTGCATTAACGAAAAACACTATGCCAAATGGGAACGCAATAGAGCTAAGCCTATATGGTGGACAACACAGGAGGTTGCATGAATTATATATACGAAAGAATGATGGCTGAAGGAGAGACAGCTATCTTTGACAGAGATGAACTCAGGAAGTTTGAAGCTTATGTAGCTGAAAACTATGAAGAGTTTTATGAAAATAAAGCAACTTATGAAGTAAAAAAAGATGGAGAAAATTTCTTAGTTACTTTATTTCAAAACCCTGTGATAAGTATGGAAGAAATATTGCTTGACATTCAAGAGTAATTCTGTTATACTTTGTATCACAATGAGTAACCAAACATATCAAGCCCTCTATCTCCAATTGAACAGATGGTTTGGTGCAGCTAATGCTGTAGCTTCTAGGGTAGCTACTCACAACCCTTCCAACTTCACAACAACGCTATAAAGGAGGAAACGCATATGGCAATATTAGAAGGAACAGCGTACTGGGCTAGTATAACGACACCCAATACGACATTTGAACCCGTGTACACAGTCAACCTAGTAGTTGATGATGAGACTGCAAATGACTTTGCATCTCGTGGACACAAAGTAAAACAGATGGACGAAGGTCCTGCTGTTATAATCAAGCGTAAAGTAAATGGACCTAACGGAATGGTTAGACCTGCACCTCGTTTGATGGATGCTGAGAAGCAGGAAGTCACAACTGCTGTTGGTAATGGATCGAAAATTAAAGTCCAGTACAACGAATACAGTGGCGAAGGTAAGTTTGGTCCTTATACAGGATTAGATTTACAGGCAGTAATGATTACCGATCTTGTGCCTTACAAGAATGGTGATGGTGATGAGTTCTTATCCGATGGGGAGGAATTCTGATGTTGATTACTATCAACAATGATGATGGTACTATCAACTATGATGTTAATAATATAAGTGACAATGCTGTAAAGCAAGAAGCTACTGTTATTGTACAGAAAGTTGGTAACTTACAAGTAGTCATTGAAGCCTTAGACTTTGCTAGTCGTACCCACAGAGCTAACTTAGAAGAGTTGCTTAAAGGTAGAGAAGAAGCTATAGTCGAACCAACCGAAGAGACTGATAAAGAATCTTCAAAATAACTAACTCGGCTAGGTATAAAAGCCTAGCCATTTTTCTAAAGGAGATAGAATGCAAGAACAAAGTAAATTCGTACGACACAAATTACCCTGCCCATCATGTGGTGGCTCTGACCCTGTGTCTATGAACGAGGATAAGTCTGCTCATTGCTTTAGCTGTGAAACACACTTTCCTAATTATATTGATGCTTGTGATGGTAAAATTATGGACACAAATCCTAAACCTAAAGTAAGTAATACTTTTCTTAACACATATACTGGTAGCTTTGGTGCTCTTACAGACAGATGTATTTCTGAAGACACAGCTAAGAAGTATGGAGTGAGACGAGTAGTAAGTACAGATAATAAAGTATCTCAACACATCTATCCATTCTTCAATGGTAACGAAGTGGTTGGGACTAAGACACGTTTTGTAGACAACAAGAACTTTGCATTTGCAGGTACATATGAAGGCACTGGTTTATTTGGGGAACAGTTGTTCCGAAATACTGGTGGTAAGTATCTGACAATTGTTGAAGGTGAATGTGATGCTATGGCTGCTTATGAATTGATGCAGTCAAAGTGGGCATGTGTCTCGTTAAAGCGTGGTGCATCAGGTGCTGTTAAAGATATACGAGAAAGCATTGAGTTTGTTGAATCATTTGAGAACGTAGTATTATGTTTTGATAATGACAAGGCAGGTAAAGAAGCAGCTAGAAAGGTTGCTCGTATATTAAAACCCGGTAAGGCTAAGATAGTTACGTTACCTAATGGATGTAAAGATGCTAACGATATGCTTAGACAAAAGAAGTTTCAAGACTTTATGTCTGCATGGTGGGAAGCTAGAACCTACACACCATCAGGTATCATGGACTTGTCTGCTAAAAAATCTGAATGGTTACATCGAGAAACTAAGGAGAGCATTGCTTATCCTTGGGAAGGTCTCAACAAGAAACTATTTGGTATGCGTAAAGGTGAGCTAGTAACTCTTACAGGTGGCACAGGACTAGGTAAGTCTAGTGTAACTCGTGAGTTAGAACATTGGCTTATTAAAAATACAGAAGACAACGTAGGTATTGTAGCTCTTGAAGAGAACTGGTTACGAACTGCTGATGGTATTATATCCATTGAAGCTAATGATCGAGTGTATCTTAACGAGAGACGAGAACAGTATAGTGAAGAACAACTAACTAATCTGTTTGATAAAGTCATACCCAAAGGTCGTGTATTTATTCATGCCCATCTTGGAGTCACAGATATTGATGAAGTATTTTCTAAGCTACGATATATTATTGTAGGTTGTGAATGTAAATGGGTGGTTGTAGATCATCTACATATGCTAGTCAATGTTATGGGTGAAGGTGATGAACGTAGAGGTATTGATGCACTGATGAATAGATTGCGTAGTCTTGTTGAAGAAACAGGAGTAGGTATGATACTTGTATCTCACTTACGTAGAGCATCAGGTGATAAAGGACATGAGCAAGGTATTGAAGTATCTCTCTCACACCTTAAAGGTTCAGCAGGAATAGCACAACTATCTGATTGTGTGATTGCATTAGAACGTAATCAACAAGCAGAGAATCAAGACGAAGCTAACACTACGAAGGTACGTGTACTTAAATCAAGATACACAGGTGATACTGGACTAGCCTGTAGCTTACGTTATAACAACGAAACTGGTAGACTATTTGAGTTATCAGAGGAGGAAACATTTGACAACACAGACTTCTAAAATTATATTTGATATAGAATGTAATGGTCTCAAACCAACAAAGCTACATTGTATTGTAGCAAAAGAAGTTGGTGGTGAGGTACATTCTTTTACACCTGATAAACTTGAAGAAGGTTTAGAGTTTCTTAGTAATGCCGATACATTAATCGGACACAACATCTTACGCTTTGATCTAGATGTTATTAAGAAACTAACTGGTGTAGATTTATATCACAAGAACATTGAAGATACTCTTGTTATGTCTAGGTTGTTTAGACCTATCCGAGAAAACGGACATAGTTTAAAGACGTGGGGTTATCGTGTTAACTTTGCTAAACAAGAACAACCTATAGACTTTGAAGAGTATACACCACAGATGCTAGAGTATTGTATTAATGATGTTAAACTAAATGAATTAGTTTACTATAGATTACTTCAAGAACAAGCAGGGTTTAGTCAACAATCAATTGATCTTGAACATAGAGTTGCTCGGATAATGTCTGACCAAGAAAACAACGGATTCAAATTTAATGAACGACAGGCTACTACTTTACTAGCTGAACTTAAAACTAAGATGAATGAAATAGTCGAGGAAGTACAACGAACATTCAAACCTAGAATGGTTGATGTAAAATTAGTTGTACCTAAGTTTAAGAAAGATGGTGAGTTATCTAAGTCAGGATTACGACCTGAAGAATATGATAACTGTATGTCTACAAAAAACTATAAACCATTTATGCGACAAGAACTTAAAGAGTTTAACTTAGGTAGTCGTAAACAAATTGGTGAGTATCTTATTGAGGTAGGTTGGAAACCTAAACGTTTTACACCTACAGGTCAGCCTATTGTAGACGAGGGTACACTTAAAAAGATTACTCACATACATGAAGCTAAATTAATTGCAGACTTCTTGTTGTATCAAAAGCGTATAGCTCAGATACAATCATGGTTGGATGCCCTAGAAGATGATGGTAGAGTACATGGTTCAGTCATTCCTAACGGAACTATTACTGGTCGTATGTCCCACAATCATCCTAACATGGCTCAGATACCAGCAGTATACAGTCCCTTCGGTAAAGAGTGTAGAGCTTGTTGGACTGTAGACGAAGGTAATGTTCTGCTTGGGGTTGATGCTTCAGGATTAGAACTTAGAATGTTAGCACACTATATGAACGATAAGGAGTATATACATGAAGTGGTCAACGGAGACATACACACAACTAATCAAAAACTTGCAGGACTTGAATCAAGAGATACAGCAAAGACTTTCATCTATGCCCTCGTATACGGAGCAGGAGATGAAAAGATTGGAAGTGTGGTTGGAGGATCAAGAAAGCAGGGTAAAGAACTTAAAGAACGCTTT